CATTGGGTGGCGAGGTACTCCAAGACACCGCCAAAGCTGAACAGCATCGCTCTTGTCGAAATTTGGCAATATGGCGGTTCTGTGAATTACATCCGTGACCCGAAGATAAAAGGAACTTCGGTAGACCAAGACCAAATCAACATTCAATGGGTGGATGAGCCGAAACTGACCGCACAGCCTGTTGAGGTTGCTATCATCGACAAAAAGAATGTTGACCAACTTGCCAATGAAGTATTGGCAGGAGAATGGGGCAACGGCATAATCAGAAAAGCCAAACTCTCGCTTGCCGGATATGACTACTACACCGTTCAGCAGAGAGTCAACGAGTTGGTTGAGGAGAGAAGTGCTAAAGGTAAGAAGTATGTCGTTGTAAAGGGCGACACTTTATCGGGCATCGGCAGAAGATTCGGGGTTGATTGGCACAAAATAGCGGAGGATAATGGTATTGAAAAGCCGTACATAATCAACGTGGGCCAGTACCTGATAATCAACAAGTGAGGGAAATCATGGATAACGAATATCTTACTCTTTCAGAGCATAGGGAGTTTTCTAAAAGAATCGAGGAGGAAAACGACCGTCAGAATCACCGTCTGACAAACCTTGAAAATGCTGTTCAGCAGATAGCCGGGTTAGCCTCATCCGTTGAAAGACTTGCAATCAACATGGAGAACATGGCTAAAGAACAGCAAAAGCAAGGAGACCGTTTAGGCATATTAGAGGGTCGTGATGGTGAGAAGTGGCGGTCAGTAGTCAGTCATGTTGGGTTATGTATCCTGACGGCTATCGTTGGGTATATGTTAAGCAAATTAGGATTGTAGGAGGTGTAATATGAGAATTAACGATAAGGCTTATGACGTTTTGAAATGGCTTGCAATGTTCTTTCTTCCAGCTTTGGCTCTGTTGGTACAGACCGTGTTCTCTATTTGGTCTCTCCCTTATGGCGAACAGATAGCTGCAACAATCGTAGCAATCAATGCATTTATCGGGGCCTGTATCGGAATATCCAATATTGGCTACAACAAGGAGAAAAAATGAACGATAACGATAAGGTGGTAATGATCCCGTTCTTTGTTGCCGAGAGTATGGCTGACAGGCTATCAAAGGCTAATAAAAGATTGTGGATAATATGCATATTACTTATCATTCTGCTTGTCGGTACTAATGCTATGTGGATATGGTACGAGAGTCAGTTTATGTATTACGAAGAATACATAAATCAAGATGTTGAGACAGGCGAGGGTGATGCAACAGTTATCGGAATGGGAGATATAAACTATGGCACGAGTGAGACAGAGCATACATCGGAGATACAGAGTGAGAAGAACAGGAGGTAATTCCGGTTATCATCAATGCCCACGCTGTCACGGTACAGGACGTGTCCGTAATGTTGGACGTGGAGCAAAAAGAAGATGATCCCGGATAATCTGTCAAAATCGCAAATAGATGCCTTAATCAATGAGTGGATTATCGGCAAGAATTCTGAAAGGGACAGAGAAATACTTCGTAGAAGATTATTCGATGGTCTGACGTTTGAATTGATTGCAAGAATTTGATATGTCCGTCAGACAGATAAAGAATATCGTCTACAAAGGCGAACGCAAAATCTTTTCACATTTATAATGCTACCTCTCTTAAGAGCGTAATTCAGAAATGAGTTGCGCTCTATTTTTATGCCCAAAAATTGCACGAAACTTGCCCGTGCATTTCATCGTCAACACAGGTCCCAAATATTACGCTTATCCCATAAGGAGAAAAACCTATGTGGATAAAATATAACCCAAATCCTACAGGGAGAAGTGTAGACGATTGCTCAATCAGAGCCGTTTCAAAAGCCCTAGATACTGATTGGGAAACCGCATATATCTTAATTTGCTCTAATGGTCTTTCTATGGGAGACATGCCTCACTCAGATTCCGTTTGGGGGTCTGTTCTCCGGGAAAGAGGTTTTTATCGAAAGACCATTCCAAACTATTGTCCAAACTGTTACACAATCCGCATGTTTAGCAAGGATAACCCCAAAGGTATTTATGTTTTAGGAACGGGAACTCATGTCGTAACCGTTAAAGATGGTGACATATACGATGCATGGGATAGTAGCAACGAAATACCTATTTATGTTTGGTATCGAAAGGAGTAAATCATGCCCAATTTCTTTAGCCCTTATCAACAGTATCCACAGCAATATCCACAACAGTATCAACAGTACGGATATCAGCAACCACAACAGAATCAGATGCCACAGCAGCTGCAACAGCCACAGCAGATTCAGAACGGTGGATTCTTGTCTGCTCCAAATGAAGAATTTGCAAGGAATTACCCGGTTGGTCTCGGAAACAGCGTGACATTTAAGGATGAGAATGCTCCGTATGTCTATACAAAGACAATGGGATTCTCACAACTGGAAAGCCCGAGATTTGAAAAGTACAGGCTTATAAAAGAAGATGCCGTCATGCCCTCAAATCCGCCCGACAAGGCTGATTTAGATGGTAAGGCTATGAACGATACCATTGACGGAATAATAAGCGATATAGAGGCGATTAAAGAGGAGATAAGAGTCATCAAGGAACGGCTCAAGTCTATCAAGCCGATGAAGAAACCCATAAAGGAGGAAGATGACGATGAATAACATCAACGACCTTATGAACATCTATCAGCAGATGGTGCAAGCCCCTGATCGTATTCAGTTCCTTAAAAAGAAATTTGGGATAGACCTACCACAGAACATAAACAATCCCTATGACGTAATTCCGTATTGCATGAACCGGGGAATGTTCAATCAGGCACAAGTTAATAGTGCCATGCAGATGTGGAACAACCCGATGATAAAAAAGATATTCGGCTTATAAAGCAGACGTGCTTTATATAAACGGTTTCTACAGCGTACGAGTAGAAATCCTAACCTACAAAAACTTATAGGAGGTAAATTATGGCACTTACAGATGAGAACGGAATCGGTGCAACTATGCTCGTTTCACCTACGGGCGGAATGGTCAACGGCAACGGAGGTTTCGGCTTTGGTGGCGACTCATGGGCTTGGATCATTCTGCTCCTGTTACTCGGTTGGGGTAACAATGGAAATGGCTTTGGTGGAGGATACGGAGGGAACTCTGACTTTCCTTGGCTGATGACTGGTCAGCAGAATATCAACGCTAATACCAACAACGGTTTCCGTGATGCGATGATTAACGACGGCATCACTTCTATCCGTGATGGCATTTCAGGACTTTCAACACAGCTTTGCGGATGTTGCTCTGATATGCAGATGGCACTTGCTAACGGCTTTGCCGGAGTAGAACAGGGTGCTAATGCTCGTCAGATGGCAAATATGCAGACCGCTTTCGCAAATCAGACCGCTATGAATCAGGGCTTTAATGCCGTTCAGAGCCAGTTGGCAAACTGCTGTTGCGAGAATAGACTTGCGACTTGCCAGACACAGAACATCGTTCAGAACGAGGGCAACGCAACAAGGTTCGCAGATGCGAACAATACAAGAGACATCATCGACTCACAGACCCGTGGAACACAGGCCATCCTTGATAAGCTCTGCACCCTCGAACTCGATGGCTACAAGAGAGAGAATGACAATCTCCGTACCCAGTTGAACATGGCAACTCTCCGTGAGTCACAGACTGCACAGAACGCATTTATCGCACAGGGATTCTCAAACGAGGTAGATCAGCTTTACAACAGGCTTTCCAACTGTCCTGTTCCCTCTACTCCTGTTTACGGCAGAACTCCCATCTTTACATGCAACAACAATGGTTGCGGTTGCGGATGCGGAATGTAACGGAGGTGTGATATGGCAGAGTTTACAAAAAACGAGATTCAGACCGTCAATCCGAATCAGCCCGTGACCCTTAACACAGCCATCGGTTGTAACAAAGGGTATGTATATCACAGAAATGGTAGTGGTATTGTGACTCTCCGTGGTGTTACCAACAACTGCTTTGCGAGATATCAGGTTACATTCAACGGCAATATAGCCGTTCCGTCTACGGGCACGGCTGGGCCTATAGCCGTTTCCATCGCTCTTGATGGAGAACCCATACTCACGAGTAGGGCTATAGTCACTCCGGCGGACGTGGCTACTGACCCTCCGACGACAGAGAATTTCTTTAACGTAACCAGCACGGCAATCATTAACGTTCCCAAAGGATGCTGTTTTAACGTAAGTGTTGAAAACGTGTCAGAGAGCGCAGACCCGGCAACAACCCCGGCTCCTCCCATCCTCGTACAGAACGCTAACCTGACCGTGGCTCGTATAGCATAGAAAGGAGAGAGTTATGCACAAACTCATAGAATTTATCTGTGATGAACTTGACGACCTCGAGCGTAAGGCAGAGAGAGGTGGAAAACTCTCGATGACCGAGGTTCAGTATATGGACACCCTCGCCCATGCAAAGAAAAACCTCCTCAAATCCGAGGAGATGATGGAGGGCGGTTACAGTATGGATCGCTATAGCGGTGACTACAGCGGTGAATACTCCCGTGACTACTCCGAGAGGAGAGGCAGAGGGCGTAATGCAAAGCGTGACAGCATGGGTAGATACTCCCGTGACCGTTATTCAAGAGACCGTTACTCTCGTGACGGCTATTCAATGGATGACGGCTACAGCATGGAGGGCGATTTCAAGTCCGACCTCGAGGAACTTATGGAGTATGCTCCCAACGATCAGGTGAGACAGAAACTACAGGCGATCATGTCCGAGGTTAAGTAAAAAGTTAAGTTGGCTCGATGCAGTAACGGCAAGGGTCACAAGAAAATCGGTTGACAAACCGTACAATATGGACTATAGTGAACTCCTGTGAACTCACGGCAAAGACCGTCGGAGTCACTAAAAATGCCATAATAATAAGGGTTTTCTCAATTCACTTAAGTAGTGAGTCGAGAGAACCCTTGTTCGTTATCCGATAAAACACATTTTGTCGAGTTGTCTATTCTCTTTTTCCTTTAATTCCTCCATCCTATGTAAGTAGATGGCTTTGGTTATTCCCGAATCTTCATGCCCTAATCTTGCGGATATACTTTCGAGGCTCATCTGTGAGGCCAGCATTGAGGCGTGAGTATGTCTAAAGGTATGAGCGACTATCCTACGCCCTAACACACGCTCTGAAACCTCTCTTAAGTATTTCTCATAAGCCGGATAACTTAAATATCCACCATCGGTGTTTGGTAAGAGGATATCGGTCTGATCGTAGCCGAATACCTCTCTCTGCATCTCGGCATATGCTTGTATCTCTTTTATACATTCCCTTAATTCGGGCTGAATGTAAATCTCACGATTTGAAGATATGGACTTTGGCGAAGTGACTATCTTATTATTCGGGTCGTAGGTCTTTGTGACCGTAATGTTTTTAGACCATACATCCTGATTAGTGAGACTGATGAACTCCCCGATTCTCAAACCCGATAAGACGAGACAGCGACTTACGAGATTCCATCTTTTCTCTGTCATTGCATCCAGCAAGGTCTTTAATTCGTTCGGCTCAAGGTATTTATCCTGAATCCTTAACTTCTCGGGGGTGTCGGCAAATGGTTTTAACTTATCAGCAACCTCGGGAGTCTTTACGTAGTCGTTTTGGTAAGCCCATCTCCACATCGCCTTAAAGTGCTTTAGATAGCCGTTTAAGGTGCGGTTTGATTTGCCCGATGCAAGTAACTTCTGACGAACCAAACCAGCGTTGATGGTCTCGATATAGCACTCTCCGTATATCTTTAGGAACTGTTCCAACTCAATCGATACTTTCCTTTGAGTGGATGCCTTGGTGGTCTGCTCCTGATCTCGTTCGTACAAGTCTATCAGTTCCGAGAGCAATGTCCTGACGTCCGATAATTTAGATATCTTTTCCTCTAACTTCTTGTAGGCCTCCTGTTCGGCCTTTTTGCCTGTTCCCTTAACCTTTACCGATATGACTTTGGCAAGCCCCGTGCGTGGGTCTACTATCTTTTCCTGACACAATCCTTTATTCGTTATCCACGACATATTTACCTCCTCTCCGGCAATCCTAATAATTTCCTAACAGCGTCCTGTATGCCCGGCTCGGCTTTATTGAACGCATCTATCAGAGCCTTTTCTTCTAATCCTCTGTCGTCAAATCCACAAAGTTCAGACATTGATAATCCGAGTTTGTCGGATATCTCTATAAGTACATCTGCATTTGGTACTGATCGGCCTCTTTCCCATGCTGATATTGATGTTTGGTCACAGCCTACTTTTTGAGCAAGTTCGGCTTGCGACAACTTAAACATTTTTCTGTAGGCTTTCAGCCGATTGGCGAGCGATTCTTTATCCATATTCTCACCTCCTCTCAACAGCAATATATCACAACGTCTAACAAATTACCACAACAATAATAAAAATTACGACAAATGTCTTGACAAATGCTATTAGCAGGAGTAATGTCATAAGCGTTAGGACAAACGTCCTAACATAAATTCAAACAAAAAATATGACAAACGTCGTAGAGAGGAGGACAAATGTCAATTACAGAGAATGTAAGGAAGTACATCCGTGAACGCAAGTTCATCAACATTACCAAATTAGGTGAACGTGCTGGCATCGACAGGAACAGGATGCACTATCTGATGACCTCGGGTGAGATGAACGCAGATGAGTTTCTGAATATCTGCAAAGCACTTGAAGTAGTACCCGAGACCTTTACGGAGGGCGAATGAATTGGATCGGCCCTGATGAGATACAGACCATCTTCAAAATCGGCAGAAGTCAATCCTTTGAACTCTTAAAAGAATTTGAAAAAGCACACGGAGATAAGGTCATTCGCATCGGGAAATTACGCAGAGTACCTGAACAGGATTTCACAGAATTTCTATTGAGAGGAACGCATGAACAACAACCTTAAGTACATTTTCTCGCTCGTCATCGGGATATTCGTAGGCATCTCCATCTTTGGATCGTATCGATCCCACAATTACCACATATCAACTGAACCCGAAAAGGAAATCGAATACGTATACATCGAAAAAGAACCCTTGGTCATCCACGACATCGAATATGTGTATGTCGAGCCGGAGGTCGTCGAAAAATTAGTCTATGTGCCTATGGACGAAGATTTCTTTTTGAACCTCACAGAGAGGGAGGAATGGTGTTTAAAGGACCTTTCCATGCGTGAGGCAGAGGGCGAGGGCGTTATCGGTCAATGTTGGCTTATGTACACGGTGTTGTGCCGATGTCAGGCTTTCGGAACGACCATCGAGCAGGAATGGGCGTCAAGTGCTTACACCTCCATGAATCGTTCAGGGCTGACACCGAATGAGGATTGCCTAAAGGCATTTGAACTGATCCGGGAGGGTTGGTCGCCCAAACCTCTGTATTTTCAAAGAGGCCAGTACCACTCGTTCGGGACACCGCTTATGCAGTACAAGAATCATTACTTTTCATATTAAGGAGGACATATGGCAACAGCCAAAGAAACCAAGAACTTAACAATCAATGACAAGTTGTCCGCAATTCAGACAAAAATCAAAGCCCCGAAGAATCTGTACAACAGTTTCGGCAAGTACAACTACCGCAATGCCGAATCCATTTTGGAGGCGGTAAAGCCGTATCTTGAATCCCTCAATCTTTTCCTTGTCATAAACGACTCGATCGTAATGGTCGGAGAAAGATATTACGTCAGGGCTACGGCTACGCTGGCGGATTGTGAGACGGGAGAGAGCATCGAGGTATCCGCATATGCCCGTGAGACCGAGGAGAAAAAGGGCATGGACGGAAGTCAGGTTACAGGAGCGACATCATCATATGCCCGTAAGTACGCCCTCAACGGATTATTCCTGCTGGATGACACAAAGGATGCCGACACGGATGAATACGCAAAGACCACAGGTAAGGTCGCACCCAAAGAGGCAAGCGAGCAGGAACTCAAAGACGAACTGAACGGCCTTTGGGAAAAAGCCGGGGGCAAGGACGGATTCGAGGATTGGTACAAGAAGAATACCGAAAAAGGTTTCTCAACAGCCGTCTACGCAACCATGAAAGCCACTCTTATGAAGAAGATTAACGATGACAAAGCAAAGGAGAGCAAATGAACAAAGTAATAATGATGGGACGCTTAACCAAAGACCCGGATGTATCATCATCGGCTAACGGCACTACTTTCGCACGATTCGGCATAGCCGTAGACCGCAGATTTAAGAGAGAGGGAGACGCTGATGCGGACTTCTTTAACTGCACCGCCTTTGGCAAGACAGCCGAGTTCGTTGAACACTATCTCCACAAAGGAACAAAGGTTGTTGTATCGGGCCGATTGGAGAACAACAACTACACAAACAAAGAGGGCCACAAGGTTTATGACGTGAGGATCATGGTCGAGGAAATCGAGTTTGCCGAGAGCAAGGGTTCAGGAAGTGTAGATCCCGTAGAACAGGCGAAGAACACAAATTTCGTTAATATCCCCGATGGACTCGTTGAGGAGTTGCCGTTCGGTTGAGGAGGTAAAACATGGCGAGCAAAAAGTCTAAAGTCTTACATCACTTACAGACCCGTAGCAGAGGCATCACCGGGAAAGAGGCTTGGAATCTTTACGGCCTGTACCGCTTGTCTGATGCGATATTCAAACTCCGCAAAGAGGGATACAACATCGTGACCTCCATCGAGGAGGAAGAAGATCAGTACGGCAACAAGGTATCGTACGCCCGTTACTACCTCGGGAGACAGATGAAATGAGCGAATACCGAGGCAGTTTGATGGATTGCATATCGTGGCTGTCAAAGCAAAAAGATGGCGAGTTCGAGATAAAGCCGTATTCAAAAAGGTCACTTAACCAAAACCGTTTCTACCACTTGATAAAGGGAATCATTGCAAAGGCTTTGAGAGTACCGCCTCCCTACGTACACAACCTCTTGTTAAGGCGTATGGAGATATTTGATACCCAGCCCGACGGCAAGGTGATACTTGAACTCTTTACCGATGACGACAGGACCGAACGGTGGATAGAGTACCATTCCGAATTGCATCTTAAGCCCACGATGTATCGCATCAAGAATGATCAGGGCGATTTCCGATTTTACCAAAAGTTAAAAGGGTCGAGCGAATATAACCCGGAAGAAATGTCGATGCTGATAGATTTGGCACTCGACGAGATGGAGAGCATGGGACTGATGCTCCCACAGGATGAGGCGACCTTAAAGGCTTACGAAGAACACAAGAAACATTCAACTCAACAGCACAATGTATGAGTTGATCATACAGGAGGGAACTCCCCCTACAAGGCTGATGAGGTACTGTTGCCGAATCCTCAAAGAAACCTCTACTCCAAATCGAGTGGCAATACTCGGAGTCAGGAACAGCGAGAGCGCCGGGAGAAAAGGTAGAGATGTTTTCGGGATCCGCGGAGAGAAAAAAGATAAAGCACAGTATTGGTCTCTCGATCACACCGAGGAGGTTTATCAGGAGGCACTCGAAAAAGAAAAGGAACCCGGCGGTGAGATATGGGACTGCACTCTCATAAAGAACATGAGGGAGAAAAAGGACACGATAGCAAATCCCATCTATGACTGGACTGATAACGATGTGTGGGACTACCTCAAAGGAAATAATTACCCCTATAACCCTATGTACGATATGGGCTATCACCGGGTAGGTTGCATCGGATGCCCGATGGCGACATACAGGCAGAAGATGAAAGAGTTTGCTGATTTTCCGTATGTCAAGCAGTTATACATTAATGCTTTTCAGAAGATGAAAGATGCAAGGCTGGCCCAAGGAAAGACCCACAAGTATGACGATATTTGGAGCGATGGAGAGGCCATATACAAGTGGTGGATAGAGGAAGATAAGCACGTCACCAAAGGGCAGATGACACTCACAAGTTATTTAGAGGATGAGATGGGATTAATCATTAGGGAGCCAAACAAGAATGACAAATGAGTTTTTGTTACAAGACCGAATCCAAAAGATTCAGCAGATAATCAACAAATACGGAATCGAGAACTTTCATGTGAGTTTTTCGGGAGGGCGCGATAGTTGTGTATTGTCAGACCTTATCGATATGGCCATACCCGGAAACAAGATACCGAGGGTTTATGTGAACACCGGGATTGAACTGAACATGATCCGGGTTTTCGTAAAGGAATTACAGCAGACCGACGACCGCATCGTGATCATCCAGCCAAAGACTCTGATTAAGGAAATGCTCGAAAGAGATGGCTATCCGTTCAAGTCTAAAAAACACGCAAAGAAACTCGGGACTTATCAAAGGAATGGATGGACCAAAACGGCAGAGGAATATGTAAATCCTCCTGAAAAGTTTAAAAGTTTCGGATGCCCCGAAATCCTTAAGTATCAGTTCACGCCGGAGTTCAAATTAAAGATTGATTACAGATGCTGTATCAATCTCAAAGAGAAACCCTTGCACGATTGGGGAAAAGAAAACCACAAGCCATATGCAATCGTGGGAGTCAGAACGGCCGAGGGAGGCGGAAGAAAATCCGCGAAGTGTTTGGCATTTGCTGATGGCAAGTTATTCAAATTTCAACCGTTGGTCCCTGTATCTAACGATTGGGAGGAATGGTTCATCAAAGAGTACAACGTCAGACTATGTGATATCTATAAGCCTCCGTACAACTTTATGAGGACTGGTTGTAAAGGATGCCCTTTTGCTCTCCGTTTACAGGCCGAGTTGGACAAATTAGAGGAGTTCTTTCCGGCCGAGCGCAAGCAATGCGAATGGCTTTGGAAACCCGTCTATGACGAGTACAGGAGGATCGGTTACAGACTTAAGCCTTTAGATACGTGCAAGCAATTAAGTTTAGAAGAATACATGAAAGAAATACAGGAGGATTGAATGGCAACAGTAAAAAGCATCATACCGCAGAAAAGCCCGAGTCAATGCTATTTCTGTCACACGCAAATAAACCTCGTAATCCATCATTGCTTACACGGGAGAGGGATCAAGCCTTTGGCGGATGCCGATGGATTAACCGTTTGGTTATGTGTGAATTGTCATAACGGCAAAAACGAGAGCGTTCACCTCGACCCCGAGAGGAAAAAGGATAAGGTCTTACAGAAGTTGGCACAGGATACCCTTATCAAAGAATACATGAGACAAGGATATCCGGCAGATGTAGCAAGAGGAATGTTCTTAAAAAGATACGGTCGTTTCTACGATTAAAGGAGAGATATGAGTACGATCAGTTTCAAAGTATATGCCCCTATTACGGGCAAGCAGAGGCCAAGGTTCAGGCGAATCAAATTCAAGGACAAGAAAACAGGGAAGTCAAAAGAGGCTGTCACAACCTATACTCCCACAAAGACGCACAAATATGAGGATGCAGTCAAAGCATCATACATCGCTAAATACCCATCGGGTATGTGGGTTCAGGACAAGGAACAGCCTATCGGTGTCAGAGCGATGGAGTTTCACTTCAAGATGCCCGATTCATGGAGCAAGAAGAAAAAGAACGAGCGACGTGGGACATGGTGTCTTAGTCGTAAAAATCCCGATATTGACAATATATTCAAATCCATCACGGATGCACTTAATGGAGTGGCTTTCCCCGATGACTCGCAGATATGTGGAATACTCGGGCCAGTAGTAAAGATTTGGGATGATGAGGAATTTGTCAGCATAGAGTTGACGGAATTGGAGGAAAAATGAACTACAAGATATTTGTCAGCGATGATCCCGATAGGATTCAGGGAAGAATCAGAGGAGTAATAGCCACGGAAAAAGCACCGGGCGGATACATATTCACATTCAAGTTTCTTGCAGAGGCTTGTGAGGCAATGACAACTTTCAGAAACAGCGGATATAGGGAGGTAATAGCGTTATGGCATTAAGCAGACTCGATTGGAATTTCACAGCACCCCCGGTCACTTATGAGGACGGGCTGTCGGAGGTAGTGCTTGTTAAGACTACAGATCCTGACCCCGACGATTGCCTGATCCTTGCAAAGTGGGACGGCAAAGAGCAAAGATGGCTCGACGTGGGGAGAGACAACAGTTGGTTTACTGGCGGAGTTGTTTGTTGGGCTTACATTGAGGGCGTACCCGAGACTACAAAGGAGATGAGATAAATGATTATTTCAAGGAAAGCATATAAGAGAGCAATCAAGGATGCCGTATTTCAGGCAGAGGCCAAGATGAGAGAGGAGCAATGGCATCGAAATTTCGAGGAGGAAATGTACCGCAAGACGGCTGATTTGGAAGAACGCATCGTCAAGTTGGAGTACGCAAACGGATTACGCAAGGGAAGTGATGAGGTAACGAATGAGAGACTTAAATAAGATTCATGGTGTGGCGTGGCTTAAGAATCAGCCATTCAACAGATACGGCATGAGAGCTGGATATGTTCAACTTCCTACAGGCGTAAGGGCATCGGTTGTTGCCGGGAATAACGAGGAGGGATGGGAACACGTCTCTATCGAGTTATGCGCAAGGAGACTTCCTACATGGGTGGAGATGTGCTACATCAAGGATCTATTTTGGGACGAGGAAGAAGAGGTTGTGCAGATGCACCCGAGGAAATCGGAATACGTGAATCTTACAGATGCGTTGCACTTATGGAGACCCAGCAATGGTGACTGGTCGTTAATGAATAACAAAGGAGGGCTGTTCAAGAATGGACAATAAGGTGGACTTTGAACAGGCATATTTGAATTGCGTCACAACGTTCAACAACATCGCAATGAAGATAACTGAAGAGATAGAGGCAGAGACCGAGGCTTATCTTAAGGGACGACCGGGCGAACGTGGACAGCATTTAGCAGAGAGAACTATCGGGATAGGCAAATTGATGATGATAGATCAGGTGCTTTGCTATATGTTCCATGAGTTAGGCATGGAGGTGGAAAAGGATGATTATAAAAAGAGGTTTGGTGACATCTGATAATCACGGCTTTGGGAGGTTGCCCGACCCTCCCGAGCCACCCTCTGATGAGTGGTTCGAGGAGCATTGCCCGAGATGTAAATGCAATCACGAGTGGGAAGAAAACGGCAAGATATACGCTGAATGCACAGAGGGCGGTTGTACAGGGTTTGTGGAAAGAGAGGATGAAGATGGTAGTAGCGAGAGTTAAGTGCAAGGCAATCATCAGAAATATACCTGATGATGTAGCGATGGGTAAGGAAACAGGATATATCGTTGCAAGGGTGGACAGAGCCGTGCTGTGGTACTACGGCTGTTATGAGACCGATGCAAGGGCTACAGAGGTAGCCAGTGAGTTAGGAAATGGCGTTGTATTAAGCACGGTCGAGGAATACGTGAGCAACCACTTTGGGAGGAGTTAATATGCCGAACTGGATAGAGGGAACGATGAAGTTAAGAGGCAAGATGGCTGATATTAAAAGATTCTTTGATGAGCAGGTAGAGCCGTCTGCGGATTTTGATTTGGCAAGGAAAAAGAAAAGCGAAGTGGTCATAGATAATTCTTATGAGGGTTATCTCTATTACCGTTTCTCGGATGAACCTTATATTTCCTACACACGCAGAATGTTCATTACGGACGATCATGCAGAGATGCAATCAGCCGAGGGAGTGTGCGTGTTTAACGTCAAACAGGCATGGTCATTCAACGCCCGACCAGATGATTCTGATTTGGATGCCCTGAAAATAATTGCTGATAAGTACAACGTTGATATAAGGCTATACGGCATTGAATGTGGAATGAGTTTTGTGCATGAAGTCATTGTATGCCACCGGGATGAAAACGGAAAGCGACCATGTGTAGTTGATAACGTCATTCAGTACGAGGACTGGGACTGGGAATGTCCGTTCCCGAATATGGGAGGTTAAGTATGAACCTTACGTTTGCAATTTTAATGTGGATGATAGGCCTGAAATTACAGATGAATAACTGGTATTACATCGTGATATGTACAGGCCTACTCGTTCACATCTATGGGATAGGCAGGAGGGACGAATGATTGTATTTACGAAAGACAAGGTTGTACTCCCGGACAATGCTCCATACGAGGATATCGAGGACGCACTTATCACAGCCGACAAAAAAGGATGGAAACGTCAGGATGTGATGACCGTCGAGGAAAAGATGGAAAAGACAAGCCTCGATCATAAGTGCGGAAGTTGTGAATACTTTGTCCCGACTCCTATGTGTGGATCAAGATGTTATGGAATATGCAAAGCCTTTCATGCAGGTGGTGCAAGAACCCGTAGAGCGTGTAAGGACTACAAGAAAAAGGAGGCCATGTAGGGTGGGAAAGAACATTGGATTGATAATCTATCCTGACGACTTCAAAGACCTGTTAGATATGTCTGATGCGGAGACCGGGATGGTAATAAAAGGTGTCATCAGATTTTTTCAGGAGGAAGAAGTACCCGAGTTTGAGGATAGATATTTGGTAAAAGTCTATCGGGATATGACGGATCGCATAAGCAGAGCCGAAAAGAGGTATCACATAAAGGCCGAGGCTGGTAGCAAAGGCGGTAAAGTTTCAAGCAAAAATAAGCAAACGCAAGCAGACTTAAGCAAAGGTCAAGCAAACGCAAGCAAAAGTCAAGCAGATTCAAGCAGACTTCAAGCAGAATCAAGCAAAGGTCAAGCAGACTTAAGCAAACTTAAGCAGACGCAAGCACCTATACCTATACCTAAACCTATACCTATACCTAAACCTAATAATTCTTTTGTCGAGGAAATAGTGCATTTCCTCAACGAGAAAACAGGCAAGCATTTCCAGCCCAAGGGTGAGACAGAGAGATTAATCAATGGACGGCTTAATGAGGGATACACCGTAGACGATTTCAAAAAGGTTATCACAATTAAGTGCAACGAGTGGAAAGATGATCCGAAGTACAGCCGTTACTTACAACCGAGTACGCTGTTTGCTCCGAGCCACTTTGACGAATACCTGAATCAGCCGGAAAAGGCAACAAAGCCGTCGCTTGTAAAACCTAATCAGTTTACAGAGATGGAAAAGCGAAATGATTACGATATGGATGCGTTGATGCAGAAGTTGGTAAAGAATTAGGCTGAATTTCGAGCAATTTCGGGGCAAGGAGATAGGCATGGAGATACAGACGAGGATTTTATCAATGAGACAAAAAACGCTGGTAACGGGCAAAATACCAAAGCAGAGGTTGGCATAGGCGATGATGTGACCATCAACGGAGTGGTTGTCGGCATGAACCGTACAATTTGCAAATACAAGGTAGTAGGTGAGGAAGTTATTGTACGGCTGAATTGCGGAACGGAAATATATGTGAAAGAGCAGGAAATAAACACTATCCGTCCGAAGATAGTCATTCCTGACAAAGACGAAAGGAGGGGCAAGTGATAGAACAGTACAAGATAGATTTAAAGAGTGCTTATGAGTGCGGATATAACCAAGCCTGTAAGGATAAGATTGTATCACCTTACGAGGCAGAGAGAGGTGAGTAAATGAACAAAGAAAACTGTCCAATATGTAATTATCCATTTGATATGTGCCAATGCAGATTTGCTGGCGGTGCTCATCCAGACAGAATCAAAAGAGCAGAAGTTGTATTAAGCCACATTTATCTCTTATCTGACGAACAAATTGAGCATATAAAGCAAGTTCAGAAATGGTGGCACAGAGTATATGACGATGAAGAAATGAATCAGATTCTTGCGGAGTTGGAAAGTGAGGTGCAGGATGCAGATAGTAATTGATATGCCCGAAGAAGTATTAAACTCAATCAAAACATGTAAAGGAAAATTTATTTGTGAAAATGGTTATGATTTGATTCAAGGTATTAAGGATGGTACACCACTCCCAAAAGGACATGGAAGATTGATTGATGCGGATGTATTGGTTGATGGCATGGAAGATGATTATGAGTTTTGCGAAGCGGTAAACGCAACGCCAACAATCATCGAATCAGATAAGAGATAAGGCAGAAAGCGAGGAATGAATGATGGATGTAAAATCATTTGATTTAAATTTAGAACAGGGGAAAGCAGTTGCTTTTGACTTTGACGGAGTTATTCATAAGTATTCAGAGGGTTGGAAAGATGGTTCTATTTATGATGAACCCAACATGGAGATATTAAATTTAATTCTGTTGTTACAATTAGCAGGTATACCGTGTGTGATTATCTCAACGAGAGAACCTAATCAGATAAAAGAATGGTGGGATAGGCAAGGGTTCACTATAATAGCAAAACCTTTATGCTTTGAAACAAAATTTTTTAATGATTGTACTTATATTGGCATTACAAATAGAAAAATCCCTGCTCAACTTTACATTGATGACCGAGCTTATAAATATACAGGTCAAACAGTAAGTGAATTTTTAATTGATTGCTCAACTTATCAGAAGTGAGGTGAGTGAATGAAAATACACGAACTTAAAATATCTCCCAAATACTTTGAGGATGTGGACGCAAACAAGAAAAGATTTGAACTCCGCAAGGATGATAGGGATTATCAAGTCGGAGACCTTATCGCATTGAAAGAGTATGAGAACGGAGAATACACCGGCAGAGAGATTAAATATTTCCCCATAGTCTACATTTTGCGTGATGTTCCCGAATACGGGTTAAAAGAGGGATATTGCATTTTGGGATTTTAGAAAGGCGGTGAGTAAATGACAAAGGAAGATATTTTACATCATTTTCAGGACATAAATTTCTATTACAACGATTGTAATATGTATGACGACTTAAGCCGTATGCTTGATGAGTTAATAGCCGAGATCAAGGGAGAGTGGATTCCTATATCTGAAGAAAATCTTCCCGAGGATTTTCAGAAAGTGCTTGTAACAATAGTTAGATATGACGGCACAAAAATGGTAAGGGTGGCTGAATATCACGAAAACCCCAAACTATCCCGTAAGACTTTTAGAATTTTGGAGAATAACGAAAGATGGGAAGTCGGAGAGGAGCAACTATTAGCATGGATGCCTTTACCAAGTCCTTGGAAAGGCGGTGAAGAATGAGCCTACAAGACAAAATATCATCAGCAAAGCCGACCACATTTTTGACAGACGGATTGTCAGAGGAAGAAGTCAAACAGGCGGTTGACGAGGGAAGAAAGAGAACTGATACAGTAAAACTCATTATAGAGATACCCAAAGCAATGTATGAGAACGTACAAAAGAAAACATATTGTGGGAGCATTTACCCATATTTGGAGAAGGCTATACCGCTTGATGATGTTAAAGCAGAGATAGACGAACAGTATGACAGAGTACGTCCGTACAACATTGATGTTGCCGAAGGTTTGGAAATGGCTCTTGAGATTCTTGACAACATAGGCAAGGCAGAAAGTGAGGAATAAAGAATGACAGAGTTTGTTATTTTAAGTCGAGTTGATATGTTGTGTTTGTGTAAGGATAAGCCTGTGACAATTTGGATTGATGGCAAGCCTTATGTGCTTTGTACAGACGAATACTTTGAAAAACAGAAAAGGGAAAGTGAGGACGAGGTTATTGATGGCAGAACTTAAGATTGATTGCACAAAGTTAGCAAAAGAGACGGCCGACAAGGCTCTTAATGACATTCAGTATTACGGCAGATCAATAAAGGAATGGATTGACCTTATTGTAAGATTGCATTCATGGTTCGATAATTCACCCGAGAACATGACTAATTATCAGGCAATACAGAATATGACCAGAGAGGAGTTAAGCGTCTTGTTGGCCGATTTAGAGCATTACACGGACGTAAATTACGAGTGGCAGAGTAAATTGACGCCCTTGCTCCCGTTTGAGGATTGGGAGGATTGGCTTAACAGGAGGG